TAGCTAATGCGCTGGTTTCGCCAGATGAACCACCGCCACCACCTGCGTAAAAGATTCTGGAGCCTGTTATTGTGCTACACAATCCTGTACCGCCATTACAACCCATAGTGTTTACTAAGATGGAAGCACCGGGAGAGCCTGCACCGCCACCAGCACCGCCGGGATACGGCCCAGAAGTAATACCTACGCTTCCAGCATTTCCTTGACCCGCAGTTCCCGCGCCGGGAGTTCCAAGATACGAAGCACCACCGCCAGAACCACCACTTAAACCATTGGCGGTACTCCCGCCCGAATCCGAACCGCCACCACCGCCGCCTGTAGCTGTAATACCAGAAAAAACGCTATTAGAACCATTATTTCCACTTGTGCTGCTAGTAACAGCAGCACCTCCAGCCCCAACAGTAACGGTTAAAGCAGAGCCTGAAGCTACAGCGTAGTTAGCCGCCGTTAAAAGCCCACCTGCGCCTCCACCACCGCCATATAAACCACCGCCAGAACCGCCTCCAGCAACCACTAGATATTCAACTGCGGTAGTTGTACCAGACAGTGGGTTAAATGTTGCGGAAAGGAAGCCGCCCAATAAACTAGCAGACATGAGCAATCTCCTTGTTTTTATTCATATTGGCAATTCTTTGCGCTTTGAATACTGGGTCGGCCCATAGTGCTTTCATACGATCAGCCTGTGCTTTTTTGTGTTCTGGCGTAGCAATATAAGCCGCTTTAGAACCCAACTTTGCTTGCCGTATTTTATCTTTGCCTTCTTCAGACATCTTCCAGCCACGCATATTTTGTTTGGTTTCTTCCGAACGCTTTAAACCAGTAATGGCTTTGGTGCGTTTTTCAATGGTTTCTACGCTCTGTTTTATACCCGTCAAACTTGCGCTGATCTTGGCCCGTTGCTCTGGCGGTATCGGTCTACCAGTAAACAACTTGCTCATGTGGTCGCAAAATTCCTGAGAACGCTTTACACCATACATATGATGGTCTTCGCCAAAGAACCCTGCAAAACCTTCACCACCAGCAGTTATGTTATAGCCGCTTGGCGTTCTAGTTTCAAGTGCTTCAATGGCTTTTATTTCCAAATCAAAGCAGTATTCCATTGTGCTTTGCACCAATACCTCTAAGGCAAACTGATCTGAGCCGTACTTCTGAATGGCGTTACCGAGCAGTGATTTTTTGTGCGTAGATGGCTTAGTGCAATGTTTCTTAAACCGCTTGGCAGGGTGCTTGGATACGCCAATGTATTGCATACCATTCACATTATTTGTAATGCGATACAAGTAACCAATGGTGTTGGAATTGCCACCTAATAAAGTTTGACTCATTTCAACTCCATTTAATAATCACAATGCCAGAGCCGCCTGCGCCGCCTATTCCGCCGCCATTGACTCCACAACCACCGCCTCCACCGCCGCCTGTGTTTGCAGTTCCTGCCGTAGCCGCAGTAGCATTTCCAGTTCCAGCACCGCCACCGCCATTACCACCAGCACCGCCAGTTCCTGACCCTAGACTTGGGCCGCCCGATCCGCCGCCGCCGCCGCCAGCATAAGTGGCGCCGCCTAAGTTTGCACTTGCCGCAGTACCAGCACCGCCTACACCGCCACCAGTTGAGGGCGCAGTACCGCCAACGGCACTTGCACCACCGCCACCGCCACCACCATAAGGATAGTTTGCGCTATACCCAACACCGCCGTTACTACCCTGACTAGGTGATGTTGATGGTGTGTTTCCTGTTCCATAGTTGTTTGGGAAGTAGCCCTCAGAACCACCGCCTGAACCACCATTGCCACCAACAACACTTTGCAGTCCGCCTTTACCACCACCTGTAGCAGTAATAGAACTAAACACGGAGTCGCTACCATTTGCATTTGCAGTATTTCCACCTACACCACCTGCACCTACGGTAATTGTGTATGCAGTCCCTGCGGAAACAGATAATCCAGTTGCTGTTCTAAATCCACCAGCACCGCCGCCACCCATACCAGTGTTAACATTACTAGATTGTCCACCGCCACCGCCTCCAGCTACGACTAAATATTCCACTTGCGTAGCACCAGCAGGGGCAACCCAAACGCCTGATTGACGGAAATAAACTGTGTTTACAGAAGTGGGTGTAATTGGCGTAGTTGGAGCCAAAGTCCCTGATGCTGTGAATGTGTGAATCACATATCCGTTGTATGTGGTAATAGTTCCACCAGTGTAAAACTGCACATTGCCGGGGTATCTGACTACTACGATGCCTGAACCGCCTGCACCGCCACCTAACCCGGGATATGCTCCACCACCGCCCCCACCGCCTGTATTAGAAGTTCCAGCAGTTCCGCTAGCTGATGCTGAACCTGCGCCGCCACCGCCTACTCCGCCAAAACCTGCCGTAGCCGTACTGTATTGAGCGCTACCGCCGCCACCTCCAGCATAGGTTGTTACTGTTCCAGATATAGCAGATGCAATACCTGCGCCCCCATTACCGCCAAAATCGCCAGTAGGGGATGTTGATAAACCAACAGTCCCAGCACCTCCGCCACCCCCACTAGCATACAAAGTTGTATATTTTTTTCCAAGGCCGCCAGAATTTCCTTGACCTAATATTCCTGCGCCAGCAACTGTTGGTGAAGCGGCAGGAGTTTCATATGTACCACCACCACCACCAGAACCGCCAGCACTACCATTACCGCCATTGTAATTGCCACCAGTACCACCACCAACAGTAGTAATTGATCCAAACACAGAGTTAACCCCATTAGCATTGCTACTGCCACCAGCACCGACAGTAACCGTATATGAGGAGCCAGCCACAACAGGAACCATGCCCGTCAATAATCCACCAGCGCCACCGCCACCGCCAAGAGATGACCCACCCCCTGCACCACCAGCAACGCAAAGGTACTCTACAAATTGAGGTGGATTAAATGCTGACCATGCGCCTTGACGGATGGCTTGGTTAACTTGTCTGAGTGTAAAAAGACCTTGTGCCATATATCCTCAGAATGTAATTGTTCCAGATGCTACAAACTTATACACACGCCATGCGCCTGTGACATAGGTTTCTGGTGAGCCTGTTGTTGATGTAGCAGGGGCTAAGTAAGATGGGTAGCGAAGAATAACTATGCCAGAACCGCCTGCACCGCCGGGTACACTTGCTCCGCCGCCTCCTCCTCCACCAGAACCTGTATTTGCTATTGCGGAAAATCCAAGAATATAATTTTCGTAACCACCATTACCGCCACCAGCAACACCCTGACCATTAAAAGATGTGCCACCACCAATGCCGCCACCGCCGCCGCCAGCGTATTGAATTTGTGCGCCTGAAATGCTAGAAGTTGTACCTGTTCCACCGCCTCCGGGAACGGTTGTTGTTGATGCTAAACCAACAGAACCAGAGCCGCCCCCACCAGAAGCAGAATATGGGGCTGATGGATTTGAAACAGATGCTCCACCAGCATTTCCTTGCCCTGAAGTCCCTGTGCCTCCCGCTACAGCGCCGTAGTAGCCAGACCCTGCGCCACCGCCAGAACCGCCACTTAATCCAGCCGCACCAAATGCACCTCCGCCTCCGCCTCCAATAGTAGTTATAGAACCAAATACAGAATTACTTCCGTTTACTCCATAATTAACTGTGCCTCCTGCACCACCAGCACCGACTGTTACAGTAATAGCAGAACCAATAGTTACAGCGTATCCAGTAGCGGTCAACAACCCACCAGCACCCCCACCACCAGCGGCATTAAGAGCACCCCCACCACCACCAGCCACACATAAGTATTCCACCGCTGTGACAGGGTAGTTAATGCCGTTTAAACCGGCTGAGAGAATCCCGCCAACTTTACTAAGAGACATAGTAGCCTCCGATTAAGCTATCAACTCATAGCTTATTGTGTAAGTGATGCCGCTGGCTGTACCGGATGTAACAGAGATTGATGAGCCTTCCATCAGATACAAAGCTGATGTTTTATCAACAACAATGACTGATGCGTTCTGTGGCACAGAAACCGCTGAAACAATTGGGTAGGCCGTACCGCCGCTAGGAGCAGAGCCTTGAGCTACTGCACCATTGGTGTAGATAGCAACAGTTGCATTTACAGCCGCAGAGCCGTTTACATTAGCCGCCACAATCTGGTTAATCTTCATCACTGTACCGCTAGAAGCAGCGTTAGGAAGAAGAACAACAGCGGATGTGCCGCCGGGGGTGTAATAGGTTGTTACACCGTAAATTGTGGTTGAACTGCCAGCAATATTTGGATTTGCCATGATGTTTCCTTATAGACCGAAGACGAGGGCCATAGCGACTGCTTGACCGCGAGTAGCGCCTGAAGCGGCTGGAGCCGCCCAAGTGGGAGCGCCACCTGTGTTGGCTGTTAAAACTTGACCAGTTGTACCAGCCGACGTAGTAGCTAATACACCCGTAGTAGATGCGTATGTTACGCCCCACTGATTAAACAAACTTGACTGGCCTGTACCGCCGTAGTTATAGGCAATAGCCGATGTGGTCGTAACCGTTGTAAACGCACCAGTTGTAGGGGTGGTTGCACCAACAGTACCGTTTAAAGCACCGGCCAACTTAGTGGCTGAAAGTGTTGTGCCGTCCCAAGTCAGGGCTGAAGAAGCACCAAAAGCACCAGAGCTATTAAATTGAACCTGCGTATTGGAGCCAGCAGCAGAGCCACCGCCCACGTTCACAAAGTTAGTGCCGTCCCAAGCCACAATAGCCCGTGTACCAGCCGCTACAGTAACTCCCGTTCCAGTTACACCTTGAACGATGATTGACTGGGTGCTAGACGTTTTGTTAATGACCACATAGGTTTTAGACTGTGCGGGGACTGTAATTGTTCTAGTAGCCGTGCCAGCAGCCGTCCACAAAAGAACCGCATACTGAGAGCTATTAGCCGTCAGACCTGTACTTGCGTATGTGCCTGTGGTTAGGGTTAGCGTAATATCTGCATCAGTAGAGATTGTCTGTGTACCAGCCACAGCAACGTCAATAATCTGCGAGATAGCGTTGTTAACTGTGTCGCCCCACTGACCAGACAGTGTTCCTGTAGCCGGGAGGGTTAGTCCGATTAGCGATGTATTTGCCATCTATTGCTCCTACTGAGTAGAAATTTGTGTCCAACCGGGCGTTTCGGT